ATTGAATGGAGAATGATATTAGAAGATGGTGTTGAATACGATACAGATGCTAACCAAACTATTTCTGTTAATGAGAGAGAACCTTTACATGGATTTAGAAGACTGGTCAGATAATGGCATTAGAAGTTAAAATTAAAAACAATTCAAAAGCAATACAAAAAAGATTTGCAAGAATACAAAGTAAATTCCCAAGCATTATTGAAAAGGGAATCTTACAAGGTGGTTTTCAATTATTAGATATTATTAGAACCAAAACTGCAAAAGGAATAGATTTTAACGATAGACCATTTGCACCATATTCACAAGGTTATTTAAATAAATTAAACAAAGAGGGTAAATCAACAAAAGTAGATTTATTTTATACTGGTAGAATGATGGGTGCATTAACACCTGGTGGAAGAACAGTTAAAAAAACAGGAACAAATAAAATTACATTAGGATTTTCTAATTCACAAATGAGGCAAAGAGCATTATTTAATCAAGTATTAGGAAAAACAAAACGTGAATTTTTTGGATTTAATGATAGAACTGCTAATATTATTAGAAAACAATTTAATAGATTTGTTCAAAAAGAATTTAGAAGGATGGGATTATGAGTGTAAGAGAAAATATAGCTTCTAATTTATTGTCAGTTATTTCTGGTATATCTAGTCCAGTAATTAAAAAAGCTACAAGACAACCTTTTATATTAGACGAATTATCAGAACAACAATATCCAGCAGTAATTGTGCAAACTTCTGAAGAAGTAAGAGATGATGTTGAATTAGGAAGTGGTGCAAGAACTAGAACTGGTACTATTGATTTTGTTATACTTGGATTTGTAAAAGGTGCAGAAGTAAATATTGACACTAAAAGAAACGAACTAATAACAGCAATAGAAACTGAATTAGAAATAGATATTACAAGAGATGGTAATGCTTTAGATACAGAAATCATATCTGTAGAAACTGATGAAGGTAGCTTATTTCCAGTTGGTGGAATAAGAATGACTGTTAGATGTATGTATGAATATCAAGCTGGTACTCCATAATGAAATTAGAAAAATTAATAGCAAAATTTGAAAGCAAAATAGAAACTGTTGAAAAATTAACAGATGAAATTTCTTTAATATGTATTGATACAAGAAATATATTAGACAAAATAGCAGAAATAAAAGATTCTGAAGTAACAGAAGAATATCCAGAATTAGATCATTTTAATAATTTAGATGAAGAAGATATTGACGAAGAAGACGATAAATAGTAAAAGGCATTATGGCTAAAGATATTAAATTATATAAAGGTAGTTCAGAAATAATTATTAATGAAACTAATCTTGAACATTATTTAAGACTAGGCTATAAGCAAGAACAAGAAACTAACAAAAAATTAAACAAGGATAAAAAGACATGGCAACACATCACGGAAAAGAAGGAGTTGTAACAGTTGGTGGAACAGCAATGGGCGAAGTTACTTCGTTCACACTAGAAACTACTGGAGATGTTGTAGAGGATACAGCTTTATCAGATGGAACTAAATCATTTGTAGCTGGAAGAACTTCATTCTCAGGAACAATCGAAATGCACTTTGACGAAACTGATACTCAACAAGAAACTTTATTAGCTGGTGCTTCAATAGCTTTTGTATTATTACCAGAAGGTAATACTGCTGGAGATGCAAGTTATTCAGGAACAGGTATTGTAACTGGTATGAGTATTAACAACTCAATGGATGCTATTGTTTCTAGAAGTGTAACATTTCAAGGAACTGGAACTCTAACTATCGGAACTGTATAATCTAATTTATGTCAGTTATTGATAGAGTTAAATCTCATTTTGAAACTCTTAAAACTATTACTATTGAAGTTGAGGAGTGGAAAGATGAGCATGGTAAAAATAGTGTCTTTTATTCAGAACCATTAACACTTGAAGAAAAAAACATAATCTTTAAAAAGTCAAATAATTTTCAAGATTTAACTGTTTTAGTTGATTTGCTTATAATGAAACTTTTAGTTAAAAATGATAAAGGCGATATGATTAAAGCCTTTAATCCTGAAGATAAATTTGCATTAAGAAAAAAAGCTGATTCAAATATAATTGCTAATATAGCTAACAAAATATTAGCAGATACTAATTTTGAGGAAGCCGAAAAAAAGTAGAAAGCGACCCTGATGTAAGGTCGCTATTAGTTGTAGCAGAACGATTACATCTCACTATCCAAGAAGTTCTTGATATGCCTGTTAGCCATTATAATTTATGGTTAGCTTACTTGAAAAAAGAACAAGATCAGTATAATACTAATAAAAAACTAACCGAAGCAAAAACATTTAAAACATAATGAATCAAAGACTAAATATTGATATAGTTGCAAATGATAAAAGCAAACAAGCATTATCAGAATTAGACAAAAATTTAGGTAAAGTTAAGGCATCAATATTTAATTTAAGAAATGCTTTTTTAGGTATTGGTGCTGGAGTAGTTATTAAAGGTTTTTTTGATGCTGGAGTTCAAATTGAAAATCTTGGAGTTCAATTAAATGCTTTATTTAAATCAGCAGAAAAAGGAAAACAAGCATTAGATATTGTAACTAAATTTGCGGCTGGTACTCCATTTGAACTTAAAAATATTCAACAAGGTATTACATCATTAGCAACAGTTTCAAAAATAGCAGAAGAATCTGGAATTTCATTTGAAGAATTATTAAAGATTACAGGTAATACTGCAGTTGTTCTTGGTGGAGATTTTGCTTTAGCATCTTTACAAATACAAAGATCATTTAGTGCTGGTATATCAAGTGCTGAATTATTTAGAGAACGTGGTGTCAAATCTATGGCTGGTTTCAAAGAGGGAGTTAGCATAAATTCAAAACAATCAATAGAAGGATTAAGAAAAGCATTTGGTACTGGTGGAGAATATGGCAAATTAATGAATGATTTGTCTAAAACAACATTTGGTACTTTATCTAATTTAAAAGATGCTTTCTTTTTATTTCAAGTTGAAGTTTCAAAAGGTTTTTTTGGTGCTTTAAAACAAAATTTAGGAGATTTATTAAGTACTATCCAAAATAATACTAAAGCTATTAATGAATTTGGTATGATTATTGGTACTGGATTAAGTAAAGCAATTAATGCAACAGCATCAGCAGTTAAATTTTTAAAAGATAATATGAAAATTTTAATTGAAACTATTAAAATTCTAATAGCATTTAAATTAATTACATTCTTTTATAATTTATCAGTAGCAATAAAATCAGCATATACAGCTATGTTATTATTTAATGGTGCTGTTAAAAGAAATTTAATAATTGCTGGTGGCGCTATTCTTGCATCTCAATTAGATAAAATAATTAAAAAAATTAAAGAATTAAGAGGAATAACTGATGGAGATATTGATACTGAACCAGAAAAAGAAATAGGAACAACAATATCTAAAAATATTCCTAAATCTACCTTTATGGATAAATTAATTCTTCAAGGTAAAATATTTAAAACAATGATTATTGATTTAAATGCAAGTGCTTTAGATGAAATGAAAAAGAAATTTTTTACTATTGGAGAAATTATTGCTAATTCAATAAATAAAGGAATAAAAAATATATCAAAATCAATAGCTGAATCGGTAATATTAGGAAATGATTTAGCAGAAACATTTAGAAAAATGGCTCAACAATTATTAGTAAATATATTAGCACACTTTATAGAAATGACAGCAAGATTGCTTATTGATATTGCTTTACAAAAAACAAAATTAGCTACAATGAAACAACAAGAATCATCATTAAAAAGACAAATTGCACTTCAATCTGTTCTTATGGCTTTGGGTGGTGGTTTCGGTGGATTCTTCGGTGGATTCTTTGCTAAAGGTGGTGCTGTCTCTAAAGGAGAACCTGTAGTAGTTGGAGAAAGAGGTGCAGAATTATTTATACCAAATTCAACAGGACAAATAACACAATCAGCTAGAGGTACAGATACAGGAACTACAAATATTAATTTTACTATTAACGCAGTAGATGTAAAAGGAGTTGAAGAATTACTATTAGATAATAGATCAACTATTGTA